GTGTCGAATGTCCAGCTATAGCCGCTTTTGAGTTCAATAGACCAAAAATAATCAGCGTTGCGTGGCGTCAGCCAGTAGTTTCCGCTGGCAATGACTACCGTGTCTGCATTGGTCAATGTGGCAACTGACAACAGTGGCGCATCCAAAAACAGGACAGCACCGCCGATTGCATCAGAGCGAAAATAGCGGCTGGTTGAACCTGACGCAGCGAACGCGTTGTCAATATGCCAAGTCGCGCCGTCAATCCACCGACTAGCCGCCGTAACAATGGAGGCCAGTTCCGTGTCATAGGCCGTGCCGGTTATATTGAGACGACCCGCCGCCTTTACCTGTGTCGCTGTACAGTAGTCTGCCATCAGTTAGCCTTTTTGAGCGTAGGCAATCAGATCACGCGCCCGTTTCATTCCCACGGCTGGAATTTTCGTTATCGCCTCAATTCCACCTGCCATAAAAAACGATAGGAAGGCGTCCTTGCTATCCATGCCCATGCCAAGCATAGCATCGGCAATCTCGGTACTCACGCCCCGCACTTCCGTCCAGTCTACAGACGGCGACGGCGCATTGTCTACCGCGGCTGGTTCGCTGGCAATTTCTTCTCGCTCCGCCGCCGCGTCGAATGCCACCGACGAAGGCGCGCCCCACCCCTCGCGAACAATGCCCTCCTCCACCAGCACCGCCACGTTGGGAAAGTCCGCTTTTGCGCCCGCCGCATAAAACGAATTGCCGCTCAGATAGCTTTGGTGGTCTAGTAAAAAAGTGACTTGCACGGTCTATCCCTCGAATCGGTAGTTTGGCCGGGGACAGTCACCTGCCCCCGGCCCGCCTTACTAAGTGTTCACACTAACATAAACCTTAGAACCAGTCACAGCAGCCACGTTCAGGTTGCTGTATGCGTTGCGGGCGTTGGCACGCAGATAGACGGCGCTCACATTATCCACGCCGGTATTGCCAGCCTCAGCGAGATAGACGCGGACATGGTTGAACCCATTGTCCGCGTCCAAATCATCGGCGGATACTTCGAGAATAACCTGATCGCCATCAGCGTCAACGGGTGCAGCGGTATCGTAATTGCTGCCGCTGCCGCTGGTTGTCAGGTCCTTTTTGCCTGTGCCGGTGGAACTCGTCGCCTGTTCCAGCTTGCAGGTGTCCAGGTCGTCGGTGGCGTTCCATGTACCCAACTCCACCAGGCAGAGGAACGTCTGGAATTCCGCCATCGATACCCAGTGTAGCGCATCGTTAGAGCCCGAACTGTTTGTGCCGCCGATGTCAGTCTCGGTGAATGGCAGCGAGATAGCGATCTCGTCAGAAAGTTTGCGAGTTTTCATTATGTCCCCTTAGCTCCGTGTTTCGAGCGTGATAAATGGCGACTGCGTGTTAGTGCCGTTCGCGGGTGTCAACGCCGAACGCCAAGCAGGTTGACCGTCGATGCGATATGTCCAGCGATACGTCATCTGGTCGGTCAGAAACTGCACGTGCATCGACTCCGCAGCCTGTACGCCGCCCTTGTCAATGACGATGTACTGACTCATATCGGCCAAAACGATGTCGCCAACAGTGCCCAGCGTGCTGGCGTATTCGACGGGAATCATCGGACGGCCCAACAGAGTCGAGTATGGCGACTGACTCAAACCACCGGGAGGGAGATAAACTACCTGGCCGCCAGCAGTCCCTACAGATAGAGAGAGAGCCATTAGCTGTGGCTCAATATCCTGATTGTAGAGCCAGACGGCATTGGCACGACTACGCCCGTGCAGCCGACTCCACATTTTGAACAAATTAGCTGTGACGAGAGTAGCAGCCGCCTGACCGTCTTCTTTGGTTACGGACACCGTAGCCGTAGCGTTCAGGATGCCCATCGGTTTGCCTACGCCAGACCCCCGAAAAATGCTATTTTCCACCTCATAGATAATCTCTTCGCTGACAGCCTGTTGCGCTACAGCGCCCAGGGCCGTGGCATCGGCCAGAAGTTCGTCCGTCGCATACATCACGGCCAGAAGTTTATTCAGCGACAAGTTAAGCTGGCGAAACTTGGGTTTTGTGGCAGATGCGGTGTCGCCCTCGGCCTCCCAGTACGCCTGCACGCCACCCCAGCGGCTGCCCGTGGCACGGCTGGTTTCGTCGATTGCATTGATTTTCAGTCCATTGGCATTTGGGCCGATGGGGATACGCCGGGTGCGAGACATAATCGCCCCCGTATCATGTGCGATCTTGAAAATCTCACTGGCGAAATCCTGCTGAATTAGAAATCCACCGTCAGACGGAACGCCGGACGATGCGCCCAGAATGGCTTTCTGCGCCTTGAGCCGTTCGTCCATGCGATGCGGGAACATAGACGCATCACGCACGCCTACCAGCAACTCGCCCAGTGTGCGCCACGGTTTAGCGGCCTTTTTGTCAGTTTCGTCATCAGTCACGATCAAGATACCCGCCGCTTTTGTGGCCGGTTCAGCCTCCACTTTGGCGCGGAACGCTTTCAATTCAGCCAATTGTGTTTCCATGTCTGCCGTGCGCGGGTCGGTCTGCGCTGGCGGGTCAGGCTCAAAGGAGTCGTAATCTTTCACAACCCGCGCCTTGCTCATAAGCGCTTTGGCTTCGTCCAGATTGTCATTACTAATGGCAATCTGAGCAGATGCCAGCAACTCTTTCACGGTCAAAGGCATTTCGCCCTCCTATTCGATAAGTAAAAGTTCCAATTCCAACAGCAGCCGTTGGGCTGTGTTGGTGCGTTCGGCTTCCTCGTCATCCTCTGCTACGGTTGCCGCGGGTGTACCGCCCGCCTCTGGCCCTGCCGCCTTTGCATTAGATTCTGGTTCAGCCGGTAAAAAGGATTTCAACCCTGGCAGTTTGGCCGATAATGCTTTGACCGCTGCCAGTTGGTTGCCTGTGATCATGCGCGAGTCCATCGGCGAGACGGTCAGGGTATCGCGGCGCAAGGGCCAGCGTTTGATTGCCCCGTCGTCTGTTTTTTCCACGTCCCCGCTCACTGCCTCGCTGCTATTGCCGATAAGCCCGGCGTCAATGAGTTCGGATAAAAATTGCACATAGCGATTGCGCCGGGTCAGCACCCGTTCCACAAAAACGCCCCGCTCGTCAATCCTGGCGCTTTTCCAGTCCACATAGCCAAGCACGTCGTCTTTCTGTGGCTCGTCGTATGGCGCTTGCCCGTGTTCCCAATCCACATACAAAAAGCCGAGGTCGGTGTAGGCGCTATCGAACGAAGTTGACTTTGTGAAGTACTCCCCGGTGCTGCCATCCCGGTTTTTTCGTGGGCTGGCTATGCCTTCCAAGTCGCGCCCGCCAAAAAGCACCAGATAATTGCCGACTCTCAGTTCAGTGTCTGTGCTGCTGATAGTTTTTAGTGCGTTGCCGTCAACAGATTTCACGTCGGGCAGATAAGCGCCTTTGCTAGATTGACAGACAGCGCCCAGGCCCACGGAATCATCGTGCATCGACTGTATGCGCTTCAAGTCTCTGGCCGCGTTACGCGCACCTGCTTTTTGCGCCTGCGATTCGATAACGTTGTCCGTATTTTCTTCGGATGGTTGCAGCATTGTTGTTTCCTGAAAACAAAAAACGGGCAATCTTGCCGGGGAGTAATTATGTCCCTGGCGAAGATTGCCCGTCGCTGTGTGCGAGTTAGGCACTTATTTTGTTGCGCTTACTATAGCACGTAATTCTAACGTTGTCTAGTACTTTTTTTTACGTCGCCATTCTCCGAACGTATGCCCAGAATCTTTTCTGTTTCGGCTAGTTCGTCGTGCAAACTTTGCCGCCGAGAATCTATCTGCGCCACTTCCGCCAGTAGGCTGCGCCGCCTCGCCATCAGGAAACGCCGCAGAATGTCCAGTTGTGGCGACGGGTCAACGGCTAAAAGTGCCACGGATGCTTGTGTCATCTGGCTAATGCCTCTCCAATCGTGCGCTCAAAATCTGCCACGATTGCCGCTTCTTCCTTTTTCGCCACATCCTCGTCAGTCTGCCAAAGTCCCTGGTGGACAGCCGCCTGAAACATCTGCGACTGCACAAATGGCCCGTAACTGGTATTGTTGCCGACCTTGCCGACCAGCCCGCCAGCGCTTTCGTCGATTTTGGTAGTCCA